GTTTTGTTTTTGTTGCTATCTCAGGTTTGCTTTTATCGAAAGTTAGCTTGGGTGACCTTTTCAAGAAATGCGGTTTGGCTGGTTGGTTTTCACGAACTCAAGTTGAACCTCAAGTTGGCGATTTGTATGGAGTCGAAGAGGTGACAACAATGATTACCACTTTCGTAAATTTGTATGTTTCTGCTCATTTTGGAAAAGAGTTGTTGGATCCTAAGGAATTTTTGAGAGTAACGACTATGTTGAGTCGCTCTACTCCCACTGTTGCTACAATGACAAGAGGAATTTATCTTATTGTTGATCTTGTGACAAAGGGGGTATCAAAGTTACTTGGAGGTGACGGCTTTGTTAAAACTGGTCATGTGTTTATTGATAAGTTTTTCCAAGATGCTAAAGAATTAATTGAACAGTGGGAATCAAAAGAATTGTATAACCGTGCTAGCTCAGTAGCACGTGTTAAGGAAGTGATCTCTTATGGTGAAGATGTTATTCTTCGCTTACCTAGTTCTGGTGAATTTAGAAATATACATGTAATGGCTCAGGGAACTTTAATGGAATTGAAGAAAGTTCGTACTGGACTATTACAATCAAATTTTAAATTTGCTGGATGTAGGCATGAACCTGCAACTCTTCTTTTAAGAGGAGAACCAGGGGTTTTTAAGTCACAAGCTATGCAGCATATTGGTAACGCTGTAAATGCCCGTACTCTAACCGAAGAGGATTATCAGAGGTACAAGGAATCACCTACTGCGACTACATATAATCGTCAATTTGAAAACGTTCATTGGGAAGGTTTTACTTCTGACAAGAAGGTTATTTTCTTCGACGATATTCTTCAGTGTAAAGATGTTCAAGGTAATCCTGATAATGAAGCTATGAACATCATTAGGGTTATAAATATATTTGAGGATATTTTACATATGGCAGATATTAGAGATAAAGGAAATACTCACTGTCGACCAGACTTTGTTATCGCTAATACTAACATGATGACATATAATTTGGAATCTATACATCATCAAAGTGCTTTTACGCGACGTTGGGATATTGTAGTTGATGTGCACCCGCGGCGTGAATTTAGTGTAGATCCAGATGTGTCTGGTAAAAATCGCAAATTTGATTTTGACAAAATACCTAGATGGACTCCTGAAGAATGTATTGGCCGTGAACATTTGATTGGCGTGACTCGAACTCACCCGGATATGTGTGAGTTCGTTTTGCAAAAGTTAACTGCTGATGGACGTCAATTTGAAGAGGCAGCTAGTGCTCCTTTAAGTTTTGAGGAATTGGTTGATAAATTAGTTGAAACTTTCGAAATAAAACAAGCTCGGTATAAGGGTTATTTAGCAACCTTGGATGATACGTTGACTCGTGAGCGTGCTAAGTTTTATAAACGTGTTACTCCTGAGTCTGGTGTGGGTCCATCAACCTCAGCTGGATTCATTCCACAAGAGACTTCTTTTGAAGAAGCTTTTGTTTCTATGACTTCTCAATCACCGTTTAAAGTGGTTATATTTCCGCTTGAAACCATCATACCAGAATTTGAAGGTAATGCCTTTGAAATTCAATTAGAACGTCCGAGTGCTCTTAGTTCACTTGGTTTTGGTGGTGTACGTTGTTTGAGACGTACTGAGGGCGATCTTACAAATTTTACACAATTTGGCTATAGTGAATCTATTGGTGAAATAATGAATATCATAAAAGGTTTGGTACGAACTAGTGCTAATGATGAGAAGTTCTCTGAATTAGTTTTTCTAGTTTTATCAAATTTCTTCTTCGAACGGGGACCTTTACTTAGTACAGGAGATGATATTGTCCCTTTTAATCTCA